TCACGATGCAGTACGTGATGGACCTCCCACCAGCGCTTCGAGCCAACGTGGATTACGTGTTTATCCTCAGGGAAAACATCATTCAGAACCGAGAAAAGTTGTATAAGTCCTTCTTCGGTATCTTCCCCTCTTTCGATATGTTCTGTAAAGTGATGGATGCGTGTACAGAAAACTACGAGTGTCTCGTGTTGGACAATACGGTAAAGTCTAACAAGATCCAAGATTGTGTGTTTTGGTACAAGGCGACGGTGAGAAAGAACTTCAGGGTCGGTGGTCCAGACCTGTGGACACTTCATAAGAAGATGTATAACCCTAAGCACCTACAGCAGAAGGAAGATGATGCCAAGAAGGCGACGAAAAAGACGAATCTCAAAATCACCAAGACGCGTTGAGTATTGAATTCAAAAACATAGGACTATACTAAATGGATACCATGAATCTTTCTGACGATGGCGAAGGGATGGTTCCTCTTGGTGATAACCCTTCCACGTCTTTTACACCCGAAAAAAATGTAAGACAAAGTAAAGAGACGATGGATTCTACTCCCATTAACGATATCATGATGGACCCTCCCATGATGACCGACGAACCCAGGATGCAGGGTATGATGTCCCAGATGACCGCTCCCCAACCCCAAGGTGCCTACGCTACATCCCAGGCGCCCCCCCAACCTGAGAAGAAGAACCCTCTCAACCTCACGGATGAACAACTCACTGCCCTTTTCGTCGCTGTCTGTACCGCCGCTGCCGTGAGCAAGCCCGTTCAGGACCGTCTCGCGACCTCTATCCCCAAGTTCCTTAACGACCAGGGGGGTAGAAGTGTTGTTGGTCTCGCGACGACTGGTGCCGTAGCCGCCATTCTATTCTACATCGCGAAGGACTATGTCATCAAGCCCTAAAGAGCTGGCGTTTCCCAGCCCATATTACTGTAGATCGATGTATCGATACCCAAAAAATAGGTCAGTAGGGCACCCACTGTGAACGTCCCCACTAGCAAGGCACTCATTTTAAGTTTCTTGCTATTGGATACAGTTGAATCCTCTATCGCCTCCCTCGTATCACTGAAAATCAGGTTTAACGCATAGGTGAGTACGAACGCGAATACCGTCGACGCCAGGAAAAAGACGCGGTCCACCGCGAGACGGGGAATACTCCCAACCATGAGACGAAGCACGTTGGGCATGACGATGGTCATCCAAGTGATGTTCACAAGGTAATTGGTCGACATGTTTGGAACGATCGACATTCCGTAGATAACCACCCAGTAGGCAATGGCAATGAGTAGCACACTCAGAGGTGTCTTCATTTGATTTACGTTGAGATTATTTATCCTGGACATGCTCACCACAGAACTCAGTCTTGACTGGGATTTTGTCATAGATACCGAGTCCCAAACAAATGTTCCGAAGTTCTATGTAATTGTTCCAATATTCATCGGAGTGTTCGTATTCAGTCACGGTACAGTGTGCCAATTCATGAATGAGAACATGGAAAATCTCATTCACTTCACCGTCGAGACACACTGCGATCTCCCCCCCTTTGTTCGTGTTGTATCCGACGGCACCTTTCATGCGAAGGAAACCTGTGATGGGAATACACCGTTTCAACATGTGAAACTTTTCATTGTTCGTTTCGATTAAGTGTTCCCTGAGGATACGATATTTCTCTTTGACGTCAACCAACCTTTGGGGTTCTCGGGTGGTATACAATATCAAGAGATTTAGGAGTAATAAAAGTACGATCATCTGTTATAGACAAAGATAAATTTACTATAGAGTTCTGATATGGGATTCCCCCTGAGTCCCTCCCATGTGTGTAAACGAAACCCGAGGTCTTCTAAGTGTGTCACGAGTTGGTCTTTGTACGCCACCGGTTCAGACTTTGGTCCATCGGCGTAATAAGGGGTCTCTGCTAAGTTGACCCATAACTTCTCTCCAAAGTCTCCGTTTCCGTGATCCTTCATTTTGAAGAAATTGCCCATAGCATCTACTAAAGGTGTTTTGAATAGGATCTTCTCAGAATCTGGAATGATTCCGATAAGATGTCCACCAGGTTTCATACGCTTTTTTATTTCTTTGATGGAACTCATGAAGTATGCCTTCGAAGCGAAGATGTAGTGAAGTGAAAAGTTGAAACATATCGTATCAAACTTTCTTTGTGGACACTCGTGTATGTCACCCTCATAGAAGTTTACTCGCATGTGCATCTTTTTCGCACGGGCACGAGCCTCTTCGAGGGCAGACGGCTCTGGGTCACACATGTTTATGTTGACACCGCACCAGTGCCACTTCTGAAGATCTCCCCCAAATCCACACCCCACGTCGAGGATATGTTGTCCTTCTCGAGCCACGGACTGAATGAGACCCCTCTTCGCCTCGTTATGATTCTTTCGAATCTCTTCCATGTGTACATATCGTTTTACTCTTTTAAGGTATTTTACTTAGGAGCTTAAAGTTTTGAATGCTAAAAGAGATATAATGTCTCTCGAAACCGACTACACCACCGTCCCCGGTCAAGTTTTCGCGTGCATCTCGATCGTAGGTCCCGATTCCCCCCAAAAGACGGATAAACAGGGTATCAAGATCCGCGGGGCTTTCGCGACTCGTGATGAAGCCGCGAACCACGCCAAACGCCTTCAGAAGGAGGACCCCACGTTCGATATCTATGTCGTCGATATGTACAAATGGCTCTTGATTCCTCCCGATCCCACAAAGATTGAGGATGTGCACTACACTAACGAGAAGCTCGAAGAGATCATGACAGGGTACAAGGAGAACCAGTCGCAGGCGGCTCGTATGTTCCAAGAACGTAAGCAGTCCATGACAGCCGGGTCTAATCAACATGTTCCAGGTGATGAAAATTCCAAGTTTTACACCAAGCCTGATGAACCACCCATTTCCCATCCAGCGGAGGTTCTCGAGCGTCTCAAGAAAGAGAAGCCTGATATGAACATGGAAGAACTCGTCAAGGAAGCGGATGCGATCGTCGCCGCGGAGATCGCAGAGCGTCAGAAACAACGCGAAGCGAGCGCCAAACTTGAGGATGTCGCCGAGTAAATAATATTCATATACAATAAACAAAATGATCAAGATTATTGTCACTATAATTTTGGTCAGTGCTTTCTTTATTTTGTTTTTTAATCCGTCGTTTGAATTACAAAACAAAATAGATACTGGAGCCGAAGTCAGTACTACTGCTGGTTTTATCGAAGATACAGATGATGCGTTTATTATTCCGTTGTATCCATCTCCTCTCATTAAAAAAGATACTACGGGTAAAATTAAACCGATATACGGGGACATCGGGACATTCGTTGCGTACTCAAGCGTACCGGAGGATCACTGGTTGCATGGTTTTCCCCATAAAAAAGCCTAAAAGAAAGACTGCGAACGCGATGATCCATGTAGATTTTTCAACCCTATCGAAAAGATCGAACTTCTCGTTTTGTGGTGGGGGTGGGGGAGGTTGCATGGGATAGTCCATGTAATAAGGTTGTTCAGGCTCTTCGTTCTTATCATTTAAAGAATCCATGGTGGGGTTATACTCGATGGGATTACCTATGTCAGTTTCCATTTTCTAATTATACATCTGTTTTTTTTAAGCATCTTCTGACTCACTCTCATCATCCACGATGAAATCCTTGAGATTACCATTTTCATCTGCGTCCTCCTCTTCATCAGAAGAAGAATAGTCCTCCTCATCCCCGGTGTCTAATTCAGAATCAAAATCAGTATCGTGGTCCTCTGGTGAATAGTCATCGACGAGATCTTGTTCCGTGGGCTTGAAGAGCTCAGGTTTCTTTATCTTGCGCCCCGAACGAGTAATCATTTTAAGTTGTAGTAGGCATTACTGTTTAAGTATCTTTATAATGTCTTGGGTCAAACAATGTGTTCTGGGTGTATTCTTCTTACAACGAGGACAATTCTGCTTGATTTCCTTACCTTTGATCAGGTAGGACATCACGGCATCTTCGTGCATCCCCTTGATCGTCTCACAGTAATTAGAGTTTGTGAGGGCTACAAAGTTTGATTTATCCTTCGTCACGTGTATCACCTGTAAGTCCTCCGGTCCGTACATATGTTTCTTGATGAACGCCTCGAGGGGTTCTTTCACGTCACCACATTTTACCTGGGGTTTCTCTACTCGTTTCCTAATCTCTGGACACTTCCTGATATCTTCCTTCTTCGGGTACAAACTCGTGACGATACTCTGTGGAAGCTGGTGCCGTCGCCCACAAAAGTCTTTACAGAACCCATCACGTCTCCCCCTGAGGGTTGGACAAAGACAAAAACATTTCTGAATGATCGTCGGACCACTGATGATGAACCAGACATGATTAGAGCCGTGTTCTCTTTTGAGGTTCTCACAATATTTAGAGGTTGTCGAGACGAGATACGTATCCTTCTTTTTGAAAAATTTAGGAATGTAGGCACCCGATTGCCCCTCCATGTTCGCACGAATGAAGTCCTCAATTTTAGCCTTTAGGGTGTCATCACAGACTTCATCTTTCATCTGTGCAGTCGTGAACGTCCCCTCTTTTATACTCGTAGAGGGAGGTGTCACGTGGATAGTTTGGGGTGCGTCGGTACGCACGGCCGCCATAGTGAGTATCTCCAGGGTTGGTTCTTGACCAACCTGTAGAATCGCACTCAAGGGACCGTGGTGATACATGAAAACGGGTAAATACGCCAATTGATCGATCTTTCCCTTTTCGCATTCAGAACACCCTTGGCCATCGCATAACCCATGTTTCGCCTTCTTATACGACCAAGGCATACGAAACCCACTCCCTTTTGTTTTCCTGGCTGCGTTTCCGTAGACAGAGGCATCGATGATTTCGTTCCAATCCGTACCCCTCCCTTTAGCCTTAGAGAGTGCGACGAGAATATGGTCTCTCAAGGCGAGCGCAGATACCTGGTCCACGACGAAATTATGCCAATTGAGATGGACCCCCGTTTTTATGAGTTCCCCACACTTTTTAGGGGGGGAAATAGATATGAGACAATCCTTACCACCGTGGCGCTTCACCTTATCACATATGACTTTACAGATATCTTTGATTTCATCGAGGTCAAGGGCTTCGGTGTCCTTATAGTCGATGTCCACGAAAAAGTTGTAAAGGGGTGTCTTCTGTTCGACGACGTAAAGTTTCTCTCCGCGTTTGACCGCTTCCACGTACCGCTCGTGAAAGTCGTTCAATTTATCAAATGGCACGGAGAGGACACCACCGTCCATGAGCACATGTGATAGATTGGTTGCGTGAGTAAACTGTTGGGAGGCACACCAACTCTTAAACATGGATTATTAAGGTACCTCTTCTCTAAACCAGGACATACAGGATACATCTCTGAATTCTTTACCTTGAGAAAGTTCCTTCTTTATCGTTAAGAGTTCGTAGACTGTTTTGATTTCATTTTCTTCGATCCATTGTTTGATTTCTTCTTCACAGAGTCCTCGGTTCTCCCGGAGGAGTTCTCCGATCTGCATCATGATGTACGCCTTGGACTTCATTATTTTATAGAGAAGGTTTTTCTATTCAAAGAACTTATACACGCGTAAAATTGTGGATTGTTGATGACATTATCGATGATCAGTTTCCAACGTTTACGTGTGTTGAATTCCTCGAGGGTATCGTAACTCATGTAATCGTTTTCGTCGTATGTTTTTCTGAATGGTTGTTTCATGAGCTTTTTAAGATTTGTTTTGTGTTTCTCTTCGTAAAACTTTTTGATCTGTTGTTGTTGGTCATTCTTCGTGTAGTTCACGAAGAATATAAAGACATTGTACTCGAGATCCACGGATGGACTCTCTTTGACTGTAAACTTAAACTCGGTGTATTCACCATTCTTGAGGGAAACCACACCACGTGTTTCCT